AAATTAAATGGAATACAATCAACCGAGCGAGATTGTCAAAGACGTGAATTTTGGCGATAATGCGAAGAATAAAGTGATTGCTGGCGTCGAAAAGCTAGCAAAAGCAGTGAAATCAACCTTAGGAGCGTCAGGTAAATGTGTAATTTACGAAGACGCGCGAGGTAACCCGGTCATAACAAAAGACGGTGTAACAGTAGCAGAATCTGTTGTCTTATTTGACCCGGTTGAAAATATGGGGGCTACCCTTATAAAAGAAGCTGCTAGAAATACAGTGAGAGAAGCGGGTGACGGTACTACTACGGCTACCGTCCTTGCTGAATCTCTGTTGAAAGAAGTTAATGGCAGCGATGCTACCATTAGAGAAATTAAAGATGGGATTAAATCCGGTCTTAAAAAGGTAAATGATTACCTAAATAAGATTTCTGTCAAGATCGAAGGCGATATGCTGGAATCTGTAAGTTCAATAAGTTGTAATAATGATGCTGAACTTGGAAAGATTATAGCGGAAGCTTATACTAAAGTAGGTAAAGATGGTGTGGTGTTAATGGAAGAGTCTCCAACTGAAGAGACATACGTCGAAGTTGTAGACGGTGTTCAAATCGACTCAGGACTCACATCCCCACATTTCGTTACTGATAAGGACAAGCAGATTTGTGAGCTTGACAACCCATTAGTATTAATAGTATCTTCAGAAATTCCTAATATAAGGAAAATACAAACAGTATTAGAGCATGTTATAAAGACTAAGCGACCATTACTTATAGTTGCCCCAGTTGATCAACAAGTTAAAGCTGCTCTTCTTATGAATAAGGTAAAAGGTAATATAAAGGTAAATATAATCGACTTACCAGGCTTTGGTCCCACAAAGGAAGATACTGTTGCAGATCTTGCTTTTTTAGTTGGGGCTAAAGTTATTAACGAACAACTAGGTGATGATTTAGATCTTATAGATGTAGATTGTTTAGGTGAGGCTTACTCGGCAATAACTGATGATAAAAATACAGTTCTTACTATAGAGACTCCAGAAGATGAGATGGAAGAGAGAATCGAGAGTATTAAGAAAACTATAGATAAGTGGGATAAAAATCCATTTATACAGAAAAAACATAGAGAAAGATTAGCTATGTTATCTGGTTCTGTTGGAATGGTAAAAGTAGGTGCTGATTCCAAAGTTGAGCTTAAAGAAAAGAAAGATAGAATAGAAGATGCTATTTATGCTACAAAAGCAGCACTTAAAGAAGGTATAGTTCCAGGAGGCGGAATTGCTCTTTTAAATGCATCTCAGAAAATCTCCGCTAAAGCGGTGGGTGAAAAGATACTACTAAAAGCTCTTCAAGCTCCTTTCTATACTATATTAGATAATGCTGGTATAACTATGGCCGATAACTACAAAGATCACGAAGGATACGGAATAGATGTAATAACTGGAGAAAGAGCCACTATGGTATCAGCTGGTATCATCGATCCGGTACTTGTAACCAAGTCCGCGCTCAAAAATGCAGTGAGTGTAGTATCAACGATTATATCTGCAGATTGTGTAATTTCAAATATGAGAATGAATGAGAGCAATTAATCACTACATAATCGCAAAAAATATAAAAACAGAACCTAAGAAGGTTGCTGGCCTAATTATGACAGACGATACGGATGTTGACAATAGGTATATAAAGGCTGAGATAATTTCCACAGGAAATCTAGTCGAAGGAATAAACGAGAAGGACATCGTTTATTATGACAAACATGCTGGACATAGTATTCAGCACAAAGACATATTATACCAAGTTATCCGTTCGGGTGACGTGGTGTTAATAGATTAAGCCTAAACCATAATCCCAAAACCTAAACCCAAAAACAACAAACAATTAACCTAATTATTAACCCATTAAAAAAAATAAAATGGAAAAAATGCTTTATTTTAGAGACGCTGCTGACACAACTTTTTGTGTACCAGTATCTCGTATGACTAAAATGGAAACAACTAATGGTACTACTGTCGTTATGACATTCTTACCTGGTAACAACGAGCTTAACACTACCGCTGGTGGTCTTAAGGATACTGTTACTATAACATTAGTAACTGCTGATACTGAAAAGCAGTGTATGAAAGATATTTTAGCTACTATTAATGGTCATCCTCATGGAACTGGATTTATTGAAATAGCAGATGATGTAACTGGTACATTCTGCTCTACTACAATAGCTTCAATCGTAACCGCATTAGATACGTAGATTGAGACTGACCGCGCAAGATTTGCGTGAAATGAATATCCTTAAGTATTACAGGCTCACTAGAAAGTGGGTCTGTAAAACTTACGGGTTAAAAGACGCAGACTTAGAATTATTAATTTATTTAGATTGTAAAGGAAGATTTACACGAAACGATTTTATCAACGGAGTTTACACATACTCATGGGATAAAGCAAGATGGGAGAGATTAAAAAGAGAAGGTTGGATCGATGTATGGAGACACAGAAATAGAACCACTATAAAATATTCCGTATTTAAAACCTCGTGGAAATGCTCTCAAATGATAAGTAGGATATATAGAATCCTATTAGGTGAGGAAGACTTGCCCACTTCAGAACGAAGTGTATTTTATAAAAATAAATCATATACAGATAAAGTTTATAATAAAGCTATAGATGATATGATTAAAGACAAAAACAGATAATTATGGCTGGAATAGGCGATTATACAAAAGGCAAAAGTTTTAGTGAAATGTTTAAGAAAAAATCTCCATTTAGTTTTTTGAATTTTAATTTTGGTGGTACGAATATTAAACAAAAAAGAACTGGAGACAAAACCATTTCAACTAATTTTGAGAAAACTAAAATAAAAAAATCTAACTATTAAATGGGATTTAAACTAGGAACAAGTAGAGGTTTAGAGGCTACCGCTGGTGAAATCAAAACAAAAATGCGTTTTGGTAAACAATCTGGGGGCGATGGCTCTGTGCCTGGAACACCTATTATTAGAGTTCCATTAGAAGAAGGTATAATGGGTGAAGCTAATATGGATGGTACTATATATGTAAACGAGAATATTACACCTGGTAGCTTTGAAGACCGCCAAGTGATTAATCACGAAATGAGACATGCTACTGATATGAAAATTGGTAAGTTAGCTTATGAAGATGATCACATTACATATAATGGTGAGAAATTTCCTAGAATGGATATTGATGGTGTAGACTCTATATTGGTAGATGGAGAATGGAAGGAAGCTGGAGATACTGGTTTTCCTTGGGAAAATGACGCAAACAACGGAAACGAATAATATGTGGAGTCTATTTAAAGATAAAAACGAAATAAACGAAAAGAACGTAGTTGGATTCGCGTCTTTTGTAGTTATGGTATTATTTGCTATAGCAGATCTTGTAACTAGTTTTATATTCGCAGATGGGGAGTTAGTAATTAACGAGGTAATATATAATTCATTCGTATGGGTAACATTAGGATGTTTTGGTATTAGTTCATTTGAAAAAGTAAAAACAAAATAATATGTTAGGTAAACTATTTTCCGGTGGAGCAGCAGAGCTAGTAAAAGGCGTAGGAGGAGTAATAGATAACTTACATACTTCTAAAGAAGAAAAGCTTGAGGCAGAAAGAAAAATTAAAGAATTAATGGCTAACTATCAGGTTGAGATGGAAAAGAACATCACAAGCAGATGGGAAGCTGATTTAAAGTCAGATTCATGGCTTAGCAAAAATGTTAGACCATTAGTAATGATATTCTTAATAGTATGCACCATGCTATTAATATTTATAGACGCAGGTGCATTAAATTTCGAAGTAAAATCATCATGGGTGGATTTACTTCAATTAGTATTAATAACCGTGATCGGTGCTTACTTTGGCGGGCGATCACTAGAAAAAGTAAAAAAATAAAATTATGGGATATTTTACAGTAAAAGTAGAACCAACAATATTAGCTAGCAAGCAAAACGCTCATGCGTACTCGGATAACGATTTAATTTTTGACTGGGCTTCTTTTGACGTGCCTAAAGGCACGTGCAGATTAGTAGATGTAACAGTAGTTCTATATGGAACAGCTGGTGCTAGACAAGATTCTAAAATAGATTTTTATTTTGCTAAAAGTAGAAATCTTTCTGATCCGGCTACTTTAGGAACTGAAAGCGCTACCGCAAGTGGAACTGGTTATTTTAACGATTTATTAGGAACCTTCACAGTGTCAGACGCCGATTATTCTCATGGTCTAGATTATTTAGCTGTAGCATCTGGTCCTCGTACTGGAACTGCACACGGTATAAATCATGGTTTATGTTTAACAGGTGAACCTGATAGTGGTACTAACGTTGGTTACGATAAACTTTATATAGCAGGGCTGGCAAACGCAGCTGGATTAGATTTTAGAAACACAATAAATGTTGATGGTATTCAAGCAACAAGTCAAGCTGTTTTAACAGTGCAAGGTACAGACGCTAGAAAATGTTTTGATGTAGGTGATGTTGTTTATGACGAAGACGATAGGTTGATGGGTACTATAAAAACAGTTGATTCAGATACACAATTAACGATGGAAAGTAACTTAGCAAACGCGAGTGTTGATGAGAAAAAGCTTTTCCCACAAAGTCCTATCAAACTAATACTATCATTTGAAAGGTAAAACAAATTAAATTAACTTAAATTAAATAAAAAATGGCAAAAGGAACAAACGCAAAAATTAAAGAACTTAAAGGTATTAAACCCGAAAAAATAACTGACGAGCAGTTAAAGAAAGTTCAAGAAGCAGTAAATAATATAAACAGAACGCAACTAGAAATAGGTAATTTAGAGATTAGAAAACACGAGATGATGCATCAAGTTGCTGGTCTTAGAGACGAGCTAACAGTATTACAAGGTGAATTTGAAAAAGATTACGGAACGTTTGATGTTAATATTCAAGACGGAACAATAAACTATCCAGAAAATGGCGAAGCTGATAAGAAAGATTAGTATCGGTAAAGACTATAAGAATGACGCTATGCACTATGCCGTGGGGCAAGAAGTGTACGGTGGTCATACTATCTGCGATATACTAGAAGAAGATGATAAGTTTTCTGTTTATATTAAAAAGAATAAAGACGTATTGCCTTGGAAAGATTTTAATAAAAACATGGCTGTATCCGTAGAGTATAATCTCGAATACTAATGAAAAGTGTTTACAACTTTGTTGTAAAACCAAAAGGAGAAAGATATAACAATAAAAAGAAGGTTGATGGTGGAGAACTAATCTTAAACACGGAGATTTTTAATCATCAATATGTAAATCGAGAAGCAACGGTTATATCGACCCCAATGATTGGTGATACAGATATAAAACCCGGCGATACAGTTATAGTGCATCATAATGTTTTTAGAAGATGGCATAACGTCAAAGGTATAGAGAAAAACAGTAAAGCTTATTTTAATGAAGACACTTACTTCATAAACCACGATCAAATTTTTTTATACAAAAGAAATAAAGAGTGGACAGCTCCAAAAGGTTATTGTTTCGTAAAACCTTTAAAAGCAATAGATCAATTTAATATTGAATCTGAAAAACCTCTACAAGGTATCGTTAAATATTCAGACGGTACAGTTGAGGTCAATGACTTAGTTGGTTTTAGACCAAGTAGTGAATACGAGTTTGTCGTTGATAACGAGAGGCTATATCGAGTTTTATCTAATTTTATTACAATCAAATATGAATATCAAGGAGACGAAGAAGAATATAATCCAAGCTGGGCATAAAGCAGTTGAAGAGCTGATTAAGGTAGCAAGGGAAGCAATCGTAGATTCAGACGATGATATATCAGCAGATAGACTTAAAAATGCAGCAGCTACTAAAAAACTAGCTATATTTGACGCATTCGAAATACTTAACAGAATACAAGAAGAAGAACAACTACTTGAGGGCAAAGCACCTGAAGAGGCAAAGGAAAAAGTCTTTAGAGGATTCGCAGAAGGTAGATCTAAGTAATGTACGAGCAAAGTTTAGTTAATGTAATAGAACCTATTAAAAAGACAACGATCAGTCGTCTTAACAAATCTAAAAAATGGAAATATGGATATGATAAAGAACATGATATCGTTATTATCTCAAAAACGGGAAAAATTGGTGAAATTGTTGAAATCCAAGGCTTGCGCATTGGCTTGCCGTTGGAACCAAAAGGAGTGTACGTGCACCCCAAAAACAAATGGGTAAGATTTGAACAACCTAAAGAATTAACTCGTTTAAAGAATATATTTGATTGGAGAAATTATCCAGACGAAAACAAAGAGCAGTGGTTTGATTATATAGACGAAGAGTTTAAAAGAAGAGACGAAGGGTTTTGGTTTATGAATAATGGTAAACCAACTTATATAGTAGGAACGCATTATATGTACCTACAGTGGAGCAAGATTGATGTTGGTGCTCCAGACTTTAGAGAGGCGAACAGATTATTCTTTATATTCTGGGAAGCGTGTAAAGCTGATAAAAGATGTTATGGTATGTGTTACCTAAAGAACAGAAGATCAGGGTTTTCGTTCATGTCATCTGCTGAAACAGTTAATTTAGCCACTCTTGCAAGTGATAGTAGATATGGTATACTATCTAAAACTGGTTCTGATGCTAAGAAAATGTTTACAGATAAAGTTGTACCAATTAGTATCAACTATCCGT